CAGAAGATATTAAAGCTATAGTAGGTCGTTCGCCAGATAATGCTTCAACATGGATAATGCGTATGTACTTTGTAGTTATGAATAAGATAAACCCAAACAATAGTGAAGACAGACAAGTTATAGTAAACAAACTTATCTCACAATTCAAAAGAAACATAAGTAACTCTGACTCTAGAAGTAATAAATAATTTGACTAGTTTTAGTAATAAGATATACTTTATTACGGCTGATAAACGGCTAGTCTTGCACCTTTCATTCTACCTACTTGCAAGGCGGGTAGAGTAAAAGGAAATATTAGTTTAAATCTTATCGGTCATTAAACACAATGGCACAGAAAAGAATGTTTGATAAAGCGGTTATAGACACCGACAAGTTTTTAGACTTACCCATGTCTAGTAAAGCCCTTTATTTCCTCTTGGGAATGGAGGCAGATGATGAAGGTTTCGTTTACGGGAAAAAAATACTCAGAATTCATGGTGGCAACGATGATGATATAAAATTACTTATAGCTAAAGAGTTTATTATACCGTTTGATAATGGTGTGGTTGTAATAACCCACTGGCACGAGAATAACTGGTTAGATTCACGTAGAAGTAGGGCAACCCAATACCAAAAAGAAAAGAAAATGCTGTACTTGACACGTAATAGACATTATGTGCTTAGCAATAGCTTAGCCAGAATAGAAGAGAGTAGAATAGAAGAGAAGAGAATAAAGTCTTTTGAACTACCAGAACAAACCCCAGAGGAACTAGCACAGACTAAAGCCAAGCTCAAAGAGTTGAAGAAAAATGTGTTTGGATAATTGTTCCGCAAATATTTGACATAAACTTAACTAAGTTATAAACTAAACACATATTAATTAATCTCGGTGGGTTATTTAAACTATGGATAATGACATCTACGCTATAGTGCGTAAGTTACATAATGACTTTACACAAGGAACAACTACACTAGGTAAATACGTTACCTGGTCTTTGCATGATACTATTGAAAAGATAGATGCTTATTCTAATTCTAAACATACATCAGGAGATAAAGATTCTCTAGGAAGAGACAAACCTTTTTTCAATATTAATACAGCTGCTCAAAATATTTGGTATAAAGCAACGGATGTAGACAGAAAAGATATTAAGATCAAAGCAGGAAGAGCAAAAGACACTATCGTTTCATTTCTTTTAAACATACACTTGCAAGAGTACATGAAAAAAGAAAAGACAGGAATGTTTCTTAATAACTGGGGTAGAACTCTAGCTAAATATGGATCAGCTGTAGTTAAGTTTGTAGAAAAAGGTGGAGGCTTACACATGAATGTAATTCCCTGGAATAGACTAATTATTGACTCAGTAGATTTCTACAATAATCCAGTTATAGAAAGGCTCTTCTATACTCCAAGTCAATTAAGAAATAATAAGTCTTTTGACCAAGAAAAAGTTAAAATGCTTTTAGATGCTCTTACAACTCGTAAGACAATGGATAACCAACAAATGGATAGTAGCTCTGAATATATTGAACTCTATGAAGTACACGGAGAATTCCCACTATCTTACCTTACAGGAAAAGAAAAAGACGAAACTGAGTATGTGCAACAAATGCACGTTATCTCTTACGTAGGAGACGGCAAAGGAAAATTTGACGACTTTACACTAGTTTCAGGTAGAGAGAAAAAGAATCCATATATGATTACTCACTTGATAGAAGAAGATGGTAGAGTAATGGGTATTGGTTCGGTAGAACATTTATTTGATGCTCAGTGGATGGTAAATCACTCTGTAAAAGCTATTAAAGACCAATTAGACCTAGCAAGTAAATTAATCTTCCAGACATCAGATCCAGCATTTGTGGGAACTAATGTATTAGAAGCAATTGAGACAGGAGATGTCCTTATTCATGCCCCTAATCAATCTCTAACGCAAATAGCTAACAACTCTCACGATATAACATCGTTACAAAACTATTCTCAACAATGGAAGACTCTGGCACAAGAGATTACTAGTACACCAGATGCTATTTCAGGAGGAACTATGCCGTCAGGAACAGCTTATAGACAAGTAGCTGTCTTAAATCAAGAAGTACATAACTTCTTTGATATGATGATTGAAAATAAGGCTCTTTACCTAGAAGAAATGCTAAGAGAATATATTATCCCACACCTTAAAACTAAATTTGATACTTCAGAAGAAATTGCTACTACATTAGATATAGAAAATATAACTAAATTAGATGCAATGTACGTTAAATCAGAAACTAATAGAATCGTAAATGAAATCAACAAGAAGGCTATTCTTTCAGGTAAAGTGGCAGAACCAGTAGACGAACAAGCTATTCAAGGACAAGTTACAGAAGTTCTTAAGGAGCAAGGAGATCAAAGATTCATCAAACCATCTGAAATAGAAACTAAAACATGGAATGAAATATTTGATGGGATTGAATACTCAGTAAATGTAGAAATCTCTAATGAAGCTTCTAATAAATCAGAAAGACTAACTACTCTTACAGAACTTCTACAAACAGTAGCTAGAAGTCCACAAATATTACAAGACCCTAATGGTAAAATATTCTTTAATAAGATCCTAGAAGAATCTTCAATAATGTCTCCACTACAATTAAGTTATGCTCCACAAACAATTAAACAACCTACACAAATTTCTCCAATCGGTGGGCAATAGCTTCGGTTGGAAATTATTAATAAATAACAAAACAACACCTATGACAAAAGTAGACTCTTTTAGACCTGTTGATGTATCTAACCAAGAAGAAGTTATTAACTTCCTAATGGCCTACAAAGAACAGAACCCTGCTAAATATGAACTTAAAAAAGCAGCACTCTTTAAACAATTTGGAATCTCTCTCGAAGAGGAGACTAAATTAGAACCAGTTAAAGACGAATCAGATATAGAATTAGAAACTCTTAAAACTAAAGCAAAAGCAAAGAAATAATATGAACAAAGAAATGAGAATCTCTTCAGAAGAAATGGCTACAATTAAAGCTCTTTATTCTGATAATCCGCAAGCTCTTAAAGTATTAAGAAAAATCTTTTTACCAGAAGTAACAGCTGATGCCCCAATTGGACAAAACTTTGATTTATGGATGACTATGAAAATAGAAGACCTAGACCCAGAGCAAGTTATTTCAAATATTAAAGCTCGTAATACACTTATTCAACACGTAGAATCTTGCCTAATGCAACTTTCATTACTTGCAGGACAAAAAGAAGAGACTGTTGAACAAACAAAAGCAAGACTAGCAGCGAACTCTACAAAATAGAGTTTTTGTTGTTAAATATTTGACTATAAATTAAAAACATAATACACTAATAAATAACTGAAGTTGTAGTGGACTTCTTAAATAAACACCCTATGAATATTGAGAACCAAGATGAGCAGAACATCTTAAACCAATCTGACGTTAATGTTGACGAGTCAACGGATACTGTAGAAACTTCTGACGATAATCAAGAAGAAGATGTAGAAGCGATAAAAGCTAAACTACAAAAACTAGAAAGTGATTACCACAATCAAAAGATTCGAGCAGAAAAAGCTGAGGCAAAACTGAAAAGTGGAAACTCAACTGAGAGGGGTGGAACCTCTAAAATGGATGGGATGAGTCCGATGGATCTAATTGCTATAACTAAAGCAAACCTAGACGAAGAAGCTATAAGAGAAGCGATGGACTATGCTAAATTTAAGAAGATTTCAATAGCAGAAGCTATTAAATCCCCAGCAGTAAAAGCAACTATCCAACTTATAGAAGAAAACAAAAGGGTAGCAGAAGCTAGTAATACAGGCTCAGCAAGACGAGGAACATCTAAGATTAGCGACGAAGTTCTGATAGAAAACGCAAGAAAGGGAATATTACCTGACAGCGATGCAGATATGCGTAGACTAGTTTCAATCAGGAAGAACTTTAATTAGTTCTTAATCGGTGGGGCATTAAACAAATAATTTAAAACCCCAAATATATGGCTAACACTATATCTTCACGTACATACCGTGATAAATACAGATTATCAACTCTTGATCACGCTTTGAGAACTGCTCTAGTAGCAGAAAAAGTTTGTGCAGTAGACCGTTCTGATAACCTAAGAATTCAATCTCCTTATGGGTCAGCATCAACTGTTACAATCCAAGCTCTAGCAGGTACTTATTCTCCAGCAGATTTCACTTCTACTGACGATACTCTAACTGTAACTGACGAATTCATCGTTTCAGAACACATAATGGATTTCCAAAACTTGCTTTCAAACTTTGACCTATTCGCAGCTAGAACAGAACAAATGTCAGCTGACGTTGCAATCGCTATTGATAAATTTGTTATCAACAACCTTTGTGAAGACGGAACAGGAACATATACAACTCCAGCAGGAGGATTCACTACAGCAGCTAACGTTAACGAAATCTTCGGAAACCTAGTTTCTAAAGTAGCTGGTTATGCAGAAGCATACTACGGTAATATGTATGTAATTGTTGAAAATACTGATATGGCTGGAATTATCCAAGCAGGAGCTACTAATGGTTTCAACAACGCAGATAATGTGTTGACAAACGGACAAGTAGGTCGTTGGATGGGAGTAGATATCTATGTAGTTCGTTCAGGTACATTCGTATCAGCAACTATCGGTACTACTACTGTAACAAATGCAGGACACAGAGTATTCGGAGTTAAAGGTGTTACAACTTATGCAGCTCCTCGTGGAGTAAATGTAGAAGAGAAAGCAGTATCAGGTAAAACTGGAATGGAAATTGCAGTTTACGGATATGTTGGTTTCAAAGCGTGGACTCCTAAAGTTTCACTAACAGTAGATATTACACTTGCATAGTCTTTTTAAGTTAAGTACTCCCCACTTCTTGTGGGGGGCTTACTGGGTACTCCTCCCACCGATTAGTACCTAGTAAAGCCCTCATAAGGCAAATAATATGGATTATACAACTCTTCAAGCTGACGTCGACTTCTTAGTAGATACAGATTCTAATACTTATTCAGTTGCAGACAAAACTAGAAACTTCAATATGGGCCTTGATGAAATATCGGGAGTTATAATTGGTTGTGATGGAGAATGGCAATGGGATGATACTAACTATACTGATTTACCAATAGGTACAGCTAACCTTGTAGCTAACCAAAAAGACTATTCATTTTCAGATGAGCATTTAGTAATTAATGCCCTAGAAGTTAAAAACCAAAATGGAGAATGGAAAAGATTAAAAGCAATTGACCTATACCCTGACTATAATCTTCAAAGTAAATCTAGTATTACAGATTACCTTTCTACAGCAGGAGACCCAGAATATTACGATAAGGTAGGCGATTCAATTTTCCTATACCCTTCTCCTAGTTATTCACAGTCAGCCTCCTTAAAAGCCTTCTTTCAAAGAAAGTCAGAGCATTTTGAAACTACAGACACTACAAAGAAACCAGGATTTGCTAACCATTTACACAGATTTCTTTCTATCTCAGTAGCTTATGACTGGGCCGTAGCTAAACAACACTCAAAGCTTAACTGGCTACTAAATGAAAAGAATAGATATATTAATCTAATTAAACAGTTCTATTCTAAACGAGAAAAAGACGTTAGAAATAGAATGAGAGCTAACGTAGAAAATAATAAATAATATGACAATTTGGGATAATACACAGAAAAATATAGGGCAAGTGGGAATCACGTATAATGAAATTGGGAAAACTTATAACCAAACAGAATACACTTACTGGGGTCTAGTGCAAACTATATTTTCTAATCTTTCCAAAGCTGTAACTTCTTTTACCAATCAAACAAGAATAACCAATACTACTTTTAGTAACCAAACAAAAAATTAATATATGTCTATAAATTATCCTACGTCACTTGATAGCTTCACAAATCCAGCTGGTACAGATTTACTAGAAAATAGTAACCCTGCCCTTGACCATGATGCTCAACACTCTAACGCTAACGATGCGATAGAAGCACTTGAAGCTAAAGTAGGAGCAGACGGCTCAGCTGTAACTACTTCTCATGATTATAAACTAAATGAAGTAACAGGTTCTGACAAAGCAGTGGGTAAAACAGCTACCCAAACACTTACAAATAAGACTTTAACTAGTCCAGTAATAAATGTTGGCTCTGATGCTACAGGAGACATGTACTATAGAAATGCTAGCGGAGCTTTTACAAGACTAGCAGCGGGAACAAACGACCAGATTATAATCTATCAAGGGGGGGTACCAACTGTACAAAACAACCCTGCTGGGTCAGATGCAAGCACTACAGTTAAAGGAGTGGTGGAAGAGGCAACACAAGCAGAAGTCGAAGCAAGAACTGCGACTGGTGGTACTGGTGCTAGACTTGCAATCACTACATCTAACCTAACGACAGTAAGAACGCATGACTATGCAGCTGATGCTTCTGGCACAGATGCTTATGCAATTACAATAACTCCAGCACCAACAGCGTATACAACAGGGGATAGATTTACTTTTAAAGCAGGAACTGCAAACACAGGAACATGTACTCTCAATGTAAATGCTCTAGGTGCAAAAACAATTAAACTAGGAACCTCTAACCTTTACACAGGGCAAATCGTGGCAAACCAGATTGTGGAGGTTGTTTACGATGGCACAGATATGCAGCTAGTTAGTATGTCTCCATTATCTACCAACCCAACAATAATTGAAGCGGTCGCATCTGGGAACACCAGAAGCACAAATGCTGCATCGGTTGGGTATAACCAGTCTACTACGGTCTATACCAAGATGAAGGAAACTTTATACAACGATATGCCAGGCACAGTAAATGTCACCTACACAACAGGCTGGACTGGTGGTGGGATTTGGA